TCACTTTCCAACCATGTTTTGTGTTGACCCCAACCAATGGTGATTTCAAAATCTTCTGCTTCAGCAATATCAATAACTCGTGAATAGTTAGTATTATAATCCACTGTAGCTCCTAAAGCACGTGGGTCATAACGAACTAACATCCTACCCTTATGATAAGCTGACTTGACAATCTGAAATCTAAATTTAATTGAACCTTGCCAATATTTAAACATCTGTGCCATGTGACACGCAGGAGTCATATGTAATTCCTCCCTCAAACTAGGCGTTGTATAAGATACACGCCTAAATAAATCAGGAGCAACACGACAATTCCATAACATATCACCTGGTCCTGCGTCACTAGTCCAATTAAATGTTGCTAAATATGATTCTCTTTTAACATAATCAACAACTGACATTTCGTCCCGTCCTTCCAATCCTGTAACACGCGGATCAACGGTTACTTCGTTCTTGGAATCTAACGTTAATTTGTAAACAGTATCAGCAGCGTCCACATTTGCCACATTACCTAATGGTACGGGCTTCATAATATTTGGATCTGTAATAACTGCTGGTCTACTATACCCAAATAATCTTGCTACATCGCCCACGCCAGTAGCCACAATTTCTGTAGCCCTCGCATAAGGTCGAATAAGGGGTATACTTTTAAGCATCCCTGCTGCTTTCGCTATGGCGGATGCTGGTTTAGAAATAATTCCCTGACCATATTCATCACCTGAATTCATAACTCCAGATTGTGATGGCAATGCAGGTAAATCTCTAGAAGTTGGCATTGTCAAAGTAACATCAGTAGCCCACAAATATACATTTATGGTTACTGGGTTACCTACATCTGTATGCCTTAAATTTCCAAACGATCGGAAAACAACTTCTCCTAAACCATCTGTGACACCTCCTTGAGTGAGTGGAATGTAATTTTCCTTATAAAAATAAGGAATTTCCAAAACTCCACCAGCATTTAATGTAGGATTTAAAAATATGTGTGGCTTCTGAGAAGCTCCCACTAAATCCGCATCCAATGCTCCACCAAGTCCACGTTCTATTGTAACTTGGTCAAATCCACTCAAAGGATTATATGACACTAAAGCCCTACCATAATGAAATGGTGTTCCACTAATAAGCACTTTCATATGCAAGTTCATGCGTAAAAGTTCAAAATTAGCTATCTTATCCCTAATAAAAGGGTTTGTCAAATAAGCTGTCCAGGGATTCAATGTCTCAAATAATGGAGAATCTACATCCCATTGATATGTCGCCACATTTATTGGACGACACAAGAAATTACCTAAATCGCTATCACTATTATTAGCAAGGTTGAATGTACTATCTGGTGCTGTAGGCACTGTAGTATTCCAACCAGCTGATTCATCAGCAAAAGTTGTGATTTCTGCTTTCGCAGTATCATCAGCCATGCTGACATTCATAGTAGCTGATTGTGATGGTAATGCTTCACTTTGATATTTGTCTATTATCGAATTAAGCAAAGCCACCTTACGTTTAAGCTTTCTTGTTTGCGCGTACTTACGTGCAACATCATGTTCTAGTTGGTTAATGCGAACCAACGCCGCTTCCAGTGTATAAGGGGACTGGACCTCCCCATTGTGCATACTTAAATCCAATGCACTTGGATATTGTGTAATACTAGTAATGCAATCTATTATTTATAAAACAAGTATATGCATCATTATACTTGAATCAGAGCTTCTCTT